ACGTACAACTCTTCAATTGATAACCGCCCACTGAATTAGACCCTAAACAATTGTTCGTCCCTGTTGCGTTATAAAGTTGTAGCTGTCCTTTTATGGTCCAATTTCCTGCAGTAGAATTCCATTTCCATTGTTGACTCGAACTATTTCCGTTACATGGGGATAATTGTATGCTTGTAGGATTTGATGCGTCTATGCAATCAAAATGAGCCCATATGGTCTCGTTTACAAGTGGAGACCATGACATGGCTGCTCCGTTACATGGGTTTGGAAGAGTATAATTTGTTGTATTATAAGCAGGAATTCCGAGAGGCGGTGGGGTCGGAGGCGGCGGAAGAGGTGGCGGGGGACGTGGAGGAGGTGGAAGAGGTGGCGGAGGAAAAGGTGGGAGTGGTGGTGGAGGGAGAGGTGGGAGCGGGGGCTGTGGGCTCGGAGGCGGAGGGAGAGGTGGCAGTGGGCTCGGAGGCGGTGGAAGAGGTGGCGGTGGGCTCGGGGGTGGAGGGAGAGGTGGTGGAGGGAGAGGTGGCGGTGGGCTCGGAGGTGGGCTCGGGGGTGGAGGAAGAGGTGGGCTCGGGGGTGGGGGGCTTGGAGGCGGAGGTCTCGGAAGAGGAGGAGGGGGGCTCGGTGGAGGGAAGGGAGAGGGGCTTGGCGGTGGAGGAGGGGGTATAGTCACACGTATTCCGTATAAAAATATAGCACATATATGAAAAACTGAATCACCATATAAATTTGTTGGACCTGATAATGATATATTGAATACTTGACCTGTAAATCCTACTGGGGCAACCTCGTATATAAGAGGTACATTGGGATTTCTGGCGTTAAAACAATTTATGCCTAAACAGGCCGTTAAAGGATACATGCGCCCTTGGCAACAGTCATATCTGTTGTATATCTTGACGTATGATATACTGTAAAAGGCTCCGAGATTAATACTGAACCATGGAGCGCTATCTTTGCTATCTGACATCCATACGTTCCCAGCTTCCCCGGAGCACATTTTATAAGGTGCTAAATCTAAATCAGCACTGTAGTTAAATCTTACGGGGTTTTTTATGAGGTTCAAACCTGAAGACGCGTTAGTGGATTTAACGTATGCTATATTTGGTGTGAGTGTCGAAGGTGGTCTGGGCGGTGAAGGAGGAGGCGTCGGGGGTGCTGGGGGAGGATTAATGAGTTTATGAGATTCTATGCCTGTCAGGGCAAGTATGAAAGCGAGCGCGAGCATTATAATATGTTAAGTTTATATTATATGAGCTGGAACGAACACGAGAATACTTACGTACAATTCATGGAAACACAGTGTCGAGAACTCTATACACGGAATATGGAAGACTATGAGTATTATGAATCCCTCGCGCGTCGATTTAATATACCGATAATTGTTCTATCGGCCATCAATTCACTGTGTGCTGTAATACTTAATCAATTTGTGGGCCAAGTGTATGTTTCTATAGTAAATTCAGTCCTCTCAGCGAGCGTCGGAGTGGCCGGCTCGGTCCAACTATATCTCAAAGTGAACGAAAAGATGAATGTATCGCTTCGGTCAGCTATGGCTTTTAACAAAATTTCACTCAAAATTGCTCGAGAGATTTGCGTGCCTGTCAAAGAAAGAACCAGCAAGGGGGGAGAATTTGTGAGTGAATGTTTCTTGGAATTTTTAAAGACGGTCGAGCAAGGAAATCCAGCACACATAAGCGGGAATCATCTTCATACAGATAAAGAGACTCCTCAAAAGCCGCCATGTCTTTTCGCGCGCCTCTTTCAAAGGTCAGAATCATCGCGGGGTGATTACGCGGAATTAAATGTTTGATAGTTATATATGTCTGGAGCACTTCTTCAACTCGTGGCATATGGAGCCCAGGACGTCTACCTGACGGGTGAACCTAAGGTGACCTTTTTCAAGTCTGCATATAAGCGTTACACTAATTTTGCTATGGAAACGATCAAGCAGACTGTTAACGGGTCTCTCGGCAACGGAAGCCTCATGTCGGTGACTGTCAGGCGCAACGGTGATCTTATCGGTGATATGTTCGTGCAGCTTCAATCGAACCAGGATATTACTGCAACTTACAATGGTATCCCTGGTTATCCGGGTGGGTTTGGTTACCCCGATTACAGCCCTCTCGTGACCAACAACTATCCGACCGCTCCAGATATGTGCTGGGTCGCCGAACGGGCCTTTTCGCAGGTCGAGCTTTTCATAGGGGGCCAGAGCATCGACCGTCATTTTCAGTTGTGGTTTCGCCTCTATTCCGAGGTGTTCCTAGACGAGACCAAGCGCATATCCTGGGGAAAGATGACGACCTCGCCGGTTGTTATTAATAATGGCCCGCAGAAGTCTACATCTTATGTATATCTCCCGCTCCTCTTTTTCTTCAATAAACATCCAGGCCTATACCTTCCACTCATCGCGCTTCAGTATCACGAGGTCCGCATAGATTTCACGTTGAGTTCAAATTACAACACCTATTTTGGGACTAATAATTTCTCTGTATGGTCGAACTACATCTTCCTAGATACATCCGAGCGCGAGATGTTCGCCAAGAAACCCCATGAATACCTGATCGAGCAGGTACAGCACATCGCGGGCGATGGAGTATCTTCTGTCGGTGAAAACTCTCCGAGTATTATTCGACTCAACTACAACCACCCAGTCAAAGAGATTGTGTGGTGCTATCAGTATCAGGATACCACCAATAATCCCAATTCTCTTTGGAATTTTACATCGAATATTTATTCAGCAGCAACAATGACATGCGGTTCTTCGACGCTCACGCATCCACAGCACTCCGGCTGTCCCGTAGAGGCTCAGATTTTCTTGTCTGAGGATGGAGATGAGGGCATGCGCGCGACTGATTACACGACCGTCGGCCCTCTGAATGATTTTTACCTGATGTTTAACGGTCAGCGTCGCTTTGAGCCCCAGGCTGGCAAGTATTTCAATCAGTATCAGCCTTATCAGTATAACTCGGGAAATCCCATGGCGGGCATATACGTCTATTCGTTCGCTCTGCGGCCAGAGGACCTCCAGCCGAGCGGGTCGTGCAATTTCTCCCGGCTCGACATGGCCGAGTGTTCGCTGACTCTCAAAACGGGCGTCACCGCCGTGGCCCCGAGAAATCAGCAAATGTTTGCCATAAACTATAATATTCTTAGGATCCAATCTGGCCTCGGTGGTCTGGCCTTTTCAAATTAGTTTAATTTTAGTTTTCAAAATACGTTCAGTTTGTTTTATCGCCTGATGGAGAGATGGCTCGGACCATAAAACCCAGCGCGACCAAAACCCAGCCGTCTTGGCACCCGAAGCGGTCCAGTTCTCACGCTTCCGGTGCCGAACCAAGTATCGCGTCATTCTCTCCTTGTCCTTGTGCTTCGTATAATCCGAATATCCCTCACGACCGAACCGAACAACAGAACCGTCTGGAAAGACGGCCATGAATTTATGGATTCTATTACGAGATCTGTATAGTTTTATAGTCATGCTATTATCAAAGAGAAATTCTGATAGCCACGTATATCAGCAAGCATATAATAAGTATATTTATGACTATGTAGCCGCAAACAAACGGAAGGGCCGTGTCTCGAATTGCGTTATTTTCTAAAATCATATTTAGGACCTGCTTAGAAAGAGAATCCTCTTCTTCCTCCATGGATAGGTTCCTTAAGAACAATATACAAAATAGTAGCCACGATTTTACAAAGTTGGGGCGGGCCGTCTGTATAGTTGGCCCCCCTGGAGTCGGCAAGACATGGCTGGTCAACGAAGTGTTAGTACCTTGCGTTCATCTCACGGCCGACATACTCAAGAGCAAACAAGACACATTGGGATTTCTTGAAAAAATAAAGGGAACAGGTGTATCAGTCGTTCTCGATGAATATGAAACGGTCTGCGACCTGGCCGGCCTCCGGGAGATTCGGTCAGTCCCCACAAACGGAATGTTCGTCATCACTTCCCAGATTCCTGTCAAACTTTGTTTTGAAATTGTGAATTGGGATTTTCCAGTAATGACATATGAGTCTATCAAAAAAGCATTCCCGGGCGCAGACGACCGGGTCATGAAGACGTGTAAGGGAGATCTGAGAAGGGTAATTCAAAGCATATCTTTCAAGTCTGACTATTGGGATGATTTTCAGAGTCCGAAGGATTTTGTGGTCTCTCTTGTGAGTCGTGACTCTGACCTGTCACCCACCAGGTTCATAGGGGATCTTCTGTCTGAGCCTGGAAATATACTTTCAATTTTACAAGAAAATTACATAGACGCCATGGGTGCCGACATGGACTTTCTCGTCAGGGTCACAGAGTCCTTCAGTGACGCTGCCCTATTTGATTCTAAAATGTATGAAGGCAACTGGGAGCTCATGGTCTATCATAATTTCTTTGGATGCGTTGTCCCGTCAGTGGAAATAGATCACAGATTGTCTGGAAAACTTCGTCCCGGCTCGTTGTGGACCAAGTATCAGAACGGCTGCATGCGCTCCAAGAGGATAAAGGGCCTCATATCAAGGTCTCCTCCGGGAATGACCCTCACCTATGAAGCCCTGTGTGTTCTCCGAAAATACATAGAATTAAATTCATTTCAAATTTTAAATGAATATTGGGTTCACGACCATGATGTCGACACGTTCAACTACCTCAGCCCAGATGGCAAGATGAATCCAAAAATTATATCATCTCTCAAAAAATTTCTGGCTACCAAGGATACAGAAAAAGCGTCATGTCATGCATAGATAATTCAAAACCCCCTTGATCCAAAATCATGGATGAGACTATTGCTCGGGCCTGGCTCGTTTTTGATAGTCTCAAGCATGTCGAAGAATCGCTGATATGTTCTGGAAGCGAATTTATATGTGAAATTTGTGGAGGCCAAAAAGTAATCGTTGATCTTCCTACATGTTCGGAATGTGGTCGCGTCGACGAGTCCTACATATCAGAAGAACCCGAGTGGAAGTCTGGCGCCGATACCGATGTTGACCCGTCCAGAGTCGGCGCTCCTGTAAACACTGATCACTTCTCAGAAGCCTGGGGCCGGACAACATATATGACCGTGGCTCGGAGTGCCTCATGGGCCCAGAAAAAGTTGGCCCGCATAAACCTCCATTCGTGCATGAATCACAAGGATCGGGCACTGTTTCACGCGTACGCGCAGCTCGACAAGGTCGGTAAAGACACTCTGAATTTGCCTGAAGTTGTCATGTATTCGGCAAAAGTGAAATATAAAGCCTTTACCGAGTCTGTCTTGACTCGGGGCGCGGTCCGTAACGGGATCAAAGCAAACTGCATCTTCCAGGCGTGCCGTGAGTCTGGCGTGGCCCGGACGACTCGCGAAATTGCAGAAGCCTTTGGGATTCCTCCGAGAGATATTTCGAGAACATTCGAAATGTATCAGGAACAGATTCCGGAATCTATAGTTCACGTGACGACGCCTTCTGACCTCATCAGCAGATTGTTTAATTCTATACGGAATATACCAGATGGGGAGCGTGGGAGGATCAAGATGAAGGTCGTGAAGGAGTGCAAGAAGCTCGAAGAACACGTGGAGCTGATGGGCCGAACACCAAAGGCTATAGCGTGCGCTGTTCTGGCGCGGGTTCTCAAGGACATTTCCGGAGCTCCTTCGCGTTCTGAACTTTGCAAGATTTGCGAGATCTCCGTCCCGACATTGGGAAAGATAGAAGCTATTTTATCAAACTTAAAAGAGTCGTGAGTCGCATATGTAATGATGCTCTATGTAAGCACACCATGTTACGGTGGAATTTGTCTAAGTAGTTTTGCCGAATCTATGTTTAAGCTTCAGAAACTATGTTCCAAAGTAGGAGTGTGCGTATTGTTCGACACGACCGAGAATGAGTCCCTCGTGCATCGGGCCCGAAACGTATCGGCCGCACGGTTCTATCAGAAGTATCCTAAGGCGACTCACTTTCTTTTTATAGATGCTGATATTCATTTTGACCCACACACTATTATTCGTTTCATACAAGCCGACCATGAGGTAACCGTCGCGTCCTACCCGAAGAAAGGCATCATGTGGCACAAGGCCGAGGAGACCGCCCGGGCAGATTCAGGCCGAGATCTCAATAGGGCGGCGTCCGCTTTGGTCCTTAATTTTAAAGGCTCGACGACTCCTATAGTTAACGGATTTGCGGAGGTTCTTGATGGGCCGACTGGGTGCATGATGATTAAAAGGAGCGTATTTGACAAAATGTTTCGGGCCTATCCTGAATTGACGTGTAATAACGATCATATGAATCGAGATCTCGAAACATATTGTGCCGTGTTCGACTGTATGATAGATCCAGTGGATCACCGATATCTTTCAGAGGATTATGCATTTTGTCGTCGGTGGCAGAAGATTGGCGGCGCAATTTATGCAGATGTAACCGCTACTCTTGGTCATATTGGAAATATAAGATTTAACGGAATACTCGAGGATCGACTTAAGGCGGAAAATTCTTGACACTGTAGATGATTCACGTATGTATGCAGACCCGGAATAAATCCATATGCTGTACGACCCTTCATACACTCTTGCATCTAGGTCAAATTTCAGATCAAATTACATGCCATTTTGTTGAGGACAAATCAAAACTCAAAAAATTGATGAAGACCGGTGATCGTATTTTTTGGATGGATTATGGTACCAATTTAGACAGAGAAATGACTTTAAAGATTATAGAACCTCTTCCGTCCGGTCTCCATATTCTCGTCTTTCCTACAGTGGTTGAGGGCATCGATTGGAAGATGTTCGCCCAGAAAACCTTGCAGGGGAGTTCTGAAAATGCTGAGCAGCGCGGGCTCTCTTTCGACACGACCGTCGGTAAAAAGCTCGGACCGGGTCTCTACGAGTGCGAGCAGACAGCAGCTCGCGTCTGGCTCATGGATTCAAAACTCGTGTCTAAAAAGACGAATGACTTTTCGTTTGAGACGTTCAAGCAATCAGGTGTGAAAATTGGTGTCATGTCAGAGGCAAATATTATATGTCACTACACTCATGAATGCATAGGAAACATCCTTGAGACCAGCGGTATAACCTTAGAGAATTAACACATTAAAAAAACATGCAAGAGTTTATAAAAACATCATGGGGTCCGCATTTCCCGGGACCCCAGCCAGTCTCCATCGAGAGAAGACACTTTGGACTTTTTGATATACAGCCATATCTCATATGCGAAAAGACGGACGGCGTTCGGTATATACTCGCGAGTATACCAGATGGTCTTTTTATAATGAATCGCGCAATGCATGTGACACGGGTCCCATCATTGCGTGTACCAAAGGATACTTTACTCGATGGTGAGCTTGTTGAATTAAAAACTAAAAAGTGGGTATACATTGTGTATGATGCTGTACGGATAAAAGGAGAAGATCTGAGGGAACAGCCCTTGACGACGCGCCTCGAAAAGACGAGGGCCCTCGTCAAGACTATCATCAAGACTGCGGGGGCTCCTTTCGAAATTCGAGTGAAAATTATGTATCCTCTCGAACGAGCCAGGGATTTGCCTCACCTTGACGCGTTCGAATATGAGACTGATGGTGTCGTGTTGACACCGGTCAACGAGCCGATACGTCTAGGCACTCATGAGACTATGTTCAAGTGGAAGCCGAGGGAACGAATAACTATTGATTTTCAATTAAAATTGGGAAAATATCTATACGTCCAAGACAAAGGCATACCTTACAAAGAGTCAGAGCTTCATGTGCCGAGCTCTTTACCTGATGGGACCATCGTCGAATGCGGGTATGGACCGACCGGCTGGTTCATAGAAAAGGTCCGGACAGACAAAACTCATGCCAATAATCGTCGGACCTATTACAGAACTATAGTAAATTTGAGAGAAAATATACAATTGGATGAAATTATCGGTAGAGAACCATATAGAACACCCCTTTCATCTCTGCCGGCGTAGGGACTTCTATGACCGACTCATCATCTTTTATGAACCACTTGCCATCCCTGAGAACCAGGAGGGCGTAGTGCCCTCCTTGCTGTATTCCATGATGTATGATACACGCAAAAAGTTTCCGCCCAAGGAAATGAAAAGGAATTTCAATCGGAAATTTGACTTCATACATTGAAAAGGAAAAGCTCACAATCCTAGGCCAGGTTTCGACCCGGGTAGAAATTGCCGCTACGTGATGCTGTTTTCTCGAATCGTCTATGTAATCCTTTATACCGACCCACTTTTCACGCTCTTTCACAAGGTCCTCGAGTCGACTCGGGCCATTCACGTCTAGAAATACTGTCGTGAATGCAGTCTTTTGAGACTTTTTACCGTCCGGAAACACAACCTCTTGCGTTTCAGAACCGTTAAATATGTCAGTCTTTATGGATTTTTCAAAAATATCAATAAAGTAAAAAATAACCTCTTGAGCGTCATGCTGATTCTGGTTATTAAATGAAGGAAATTTTATTCTAAATTCTCGCAGTAAATCAGATGGGTCGACCGGATCATCTATTCCTTTTAGAAAAAGTTTCTTGACAACTTTTTGATATTCCAGAGTTATTTTACAATCTGTTGTCAATTCTGTCTCAAAAAAGTGTTTTGTCAGGGGTGGAACGTGAGCCAGACACTGAATGGCAGTGTTAAAAAAGCAAGTGTTACCTAGGTTCAGAAGTCCTCTCATATTAGAGAGTAGAATCTTATAATCTCTAAACCAAAATGGAGATTGCTATGAACGCACACCCAATGTCCCGCGAACTTTTCAATAAGTGGTCTAGCATTATTGAAAAGCACGCTCAGACTGGCGCCGAAATTGAGATCCGATTCGGCAGGTCTCTTGGAAGTGCGTTCGATACGAATGTAGGTCAAGAGACTTTTCACAAGGTTCTTCGGGCTCTCGATAAATACTCCGGCTGGGAGTCTTTCAATAAGACCTTGGCGACCGTCTATTATTTTCAGGGCGACAAGCGCTTGACGATCGATGAGACGACCGAGGAGCAGGTCGGTCAGGTGAAGAAGCGGGTCCAAATTGATGATGTATCTCTAGGTGATTCTCACCTAGATGTTCGCCTCGGAATTTCTACAGAGGAACCGTTCGAGTATGACGGCGAAGAGACGAGCACTCGTCAGCGGTCAAAGGAACGTTGGTCCTTTGTTCGGAAGAATTTGTCGATCGATCTGACCGTCGTCAAAGGGACGCCTGACGACAAGGATTCTGACGATGACACGAGCTACCAAATTGAACTCGAAATTGTAGACCCTTCAAAGATTAAAAACAAGACTGAACTTTTCAATATCCTTCACAAGGTTTTTGACATTATTTCCGTTTCTCAGACCCATTGAGGTGCTTCATCCAGACCGATTTGAACTTTGTGTTCAGTCCAGCCTTGGCGAGCTCGTTCCATGTGTGACCAATTTTGGTATTTAATCCAAGATTTATCATGGCGTTCCGAATATTTTCAGTATTGTGAGTGAATGGAATTTTAGAAACATAATATTTTGACTGATCGGTAGGTTTGCGTTCCTTTATCTTGGCCGGTACAATCTTTTTAGGAACTTTGAACTTACCTCGTACAGGGGTGCTCGTCGCGGGGACCTTGACGATCTGCCCGGTTGTCATATTCTCGTATTCATATGCGGCATGGCCCGTTCTCGGAAGGTGAGTGTTGAGCCAGACCTTCATGAGTTCTTTGACCTTCTTCGGGCCCGGTTTATTAGCACCGGTGGCTATGTTCAAGAGTGCCTTTTTATATGGACCCTTCATGTTGTTCGGTAGCCAATTTGGAACGTTTATCAATTTTTCATAGTTTGATCTTAGGTTGGCTGTGATGCGAGGTCCCACTCTGTTTGTCACAAACTCTTTGAGTTTTTTGTTTATGTTTTTCTGCAGTGGCTTTCCACGAACACCCTTCGGTAGCGTGTTCACTTCCTTCTGAAAATTATTTGAATTTTCATTTCTAAAGTATTTTCCAAACTGTTTTCGGACAAGAGCATTGTATTTTAAGTCAGAATATACATTCGAAAGGTTGGGTGTCGAGACGCTCGACGAGGCGCTCGAAGCGGACGTGGCTTTCGGGCTGGGCTGCTTCTTTGAAAACTTCCAGGCCAGTAGGGCCGTAAACTTGTTGGGGCCGAGTGCGTCATAGGCGTTGTGCTCTGATGCCGGTAGGAAGGCTTTCGCCAGCGCGTTCTGCATTGGGCCCGGTATGTGCTTCCACTCAATGACGGTTCTCTTCCCCCCCTTTGTCTTTTCTACATGTCCATCATTTCTAAAAAAATATTTTGTTCCTTTCAATTCTATATTAAAATTCTTAATTGGTATATTTTTTACGCCAGCCTTTTTCTGTATATACGCCATGATCGTTCCAGGGCTCGACGACTCCCCGACCTCGGGTATCTCCATATTCCGGGCAATCTCCAAGAGTTCTGCCTTCGTGAGCCGAGTTGCCTGACGATCGTTGATTCTGAGGACCTTGTTGAGCCCCATGGCAACCAGGTGGCTCGGCCGCGCTTCCTCGTTCGTCTCTTTAATTCTAAACATTTTGCGGACGGGTTCCGGTATATTTCGACCCGCCTTGGCATATGACGCGAGGACAGTCTTGCGCCCGTCATATAGGCGCTTGGGTTTTTTGAACCAGTAGGGCTGCTGGCCCGGCCCTGGTCTAACATATTTTAGACCGTTCGGGTCGACCGCATTCCAGCTGGGCGCCCGGCGGTTCTTCAGTCCAGGTTTTGTCTTGATCTCTCGACCTTCATATTTTTCAAGAGGAAATCCAGCCTCCCGGAAGACTCGCCGAGTCGACTCTGGTATGGGCCGTTTGACCTCTTCGAAAGCCTTAACGACTTTTGGAGCCACAGCCTTGAGATTTACTTTTCCTTTAGGATCCAAAATTGCTGGACCTTCCTGAAGTTGGATGAAATATTGATAGACATAGAGGCGCGGCTTGCCGTCAGTTCCCGGGCGGATGTAATACCCAGGTGGCACAGGCGATACGAGCCGGTCCCACGTTCCGGCGCTCGGGTATCTCGAGGCGAGACGCGTCGTAGTCCTATTGTTCGAGTTTCTGCCAGGAATTTCAGTAAGTGGCTTAAAGGGCAAAACGATCGCGTCGTCGACGTGATACTTTGTGAAAAACTGTCTGAAGAGCTCCTTAGGAAGATCGATATCATTCATCGTCTTTATTCCCGTAAAAAGAACTGTTCCGTTTGAAAAAACCTGGAATGTCAACTTCTTTATTCTAATCTTTAGGGACGGGAATGTAACCTTCAATTCTGGATCAAAATCATAATCAACTTTTTGGGCCAGCATACCCTTTGGGAGTTTTTCATTCAACTCTTGGGCCAAAGTCTCAAGAGATATTTTCTTATTGATGTTAAAGATACAATTTATAACCTTAAATTGTGGCTTTTGTTCGAGGAGACTCGGAGGGGCCCAATCATTCTCCACGCAGAGCTTGTACGCATCCTTGTAGTTCCCTAACCCATTGACCTGTATACTATCTTCGGTCAGTATGACTGTGAACGCGTCAGTCTTGGCTGTGATATAACGCACCCCCTTTGGGTTCCCGAACCAGCCGCGTTCCTTTGTATATCGGATGACTGGTTTTTTAGTAAATGACACATAGCCTGAAACCTCCTTAAACTTTTCTACAGTGTCCTCTAGAATGAATTTTGGTTTAAATTTCAAAATTGCTATACTACTTACGACCTTTGTTTTTGAAAACTTGATACCGGGTCCGATCCCTGTATTTTCACTGAAGTTTTCCTGCATATATTATATGTAATGTTATTTTATTCTCTGGTCGCAAAGTCCACCCCAAAGATGAACGGTTGAGTCGAATAGGCCGACCCGTTGTATATGCGCGAGTCTGACCTGACTTCAAGTTCCTTAGAACTGAAGGGACCAGCGTAAAAATCCTGATTGAACTTGTGTATTCCCAGATTGTTCTCCTTGCAGTGTTGATTGAACTGTTCGACAAACACCCTTTGAGGAACGAAGAGATCCGGGCCAAACTTGAACTTCTCCGAACACAGGAAATGCTGGAGTGCGTTCGTGACGGTCGCAACCTGGCTCTGGACCATCTTGAAATATTTTGGCAATACATTCCAGATATCCTTGTCGGCGTATTTATGAGCGTAATCAAGATATGCCCGAAGGCACTTGCACATGATTGCGGGCATCTCAGCCTCGAGCTTCTCGTCCAAATGTGGGTCAGCAACATCAGAGGCGATTTGGCGACTAAAATTCCATGTCGCCAGACGTCTCAAAATAGATCCTGAGTTGTCTTTCCAATTAGGAACCTCGTTTCCGCCCAAGATACCCGGAACCTTCCATTGGAGACTCAGAGCCTTTTCGTTTTTACGAGCGATCGACAAATCCTCGCCAGAGACGAGCGACTGGAACTCTGCCTGTTCGAGCTGCAGGTCGCCCTTGATTTCAGGGCTCACAAACAGAAACCCGTTACAGATACTCGACAGACCAAACTTTTTCTCGATATTATTTGAGAGCGTCGCGACATCTTCACACTCGTAAAACTTGCGGCAGACCTTGGTGATGAGTGTCGACTTACCAGAGCGCGCGATACCCTTGAGAAATGGAATCACTTGCCAGCCGTCTAATTCATTTACCTCGAAACAAAGACGACCGATGAATACATACATCCATTTTGAAACATCGACCTCGAACTTTTGATACTCGAGAACCTTTTGCATGTTGGGCGTCGGAATGTCCCACCAATCATCCAGTTCCTCATATGGATCGAATTCTAGATCAAAATACTTACAAGACACAAGGGTCGGATCGAGTTCCCGAAAGTCCTTGGTATTATACCTGTAAAACTTGATCTTGTATTGGTTAGTTTCTGAGTTCCAATCTTTTCCGGCCAGCAGACCGTTCTGGAAAGACCACGTGTGACGGTCTTTTTTTATCTCTAGAAACTGAAAATCCCGGCAATTTGTGAGGTGCCGGACGACGTCTGTCACGAGAGACCCTCGGCTCGTTAGATTTTTCCACATCTCTGGATTATCCTCTTTCTGAGTCATATCGTATACAAAATCCTTAATCTCCTGGACGGGCCTCCAGGCTCGAGTGTTTCGGATCTGTATGCAGCACTTGTCTCGATATCGGCGATAGCCCTCGTCATACGCCTTCTTCAGGAGGTAGAGCAAAAGTTTCTGATAAGGTGAAATGGACTCGTCATCCCGGAGACTCGTATCGTTGTTATCGATGGCCAGTGTCGGGTTATTGATCCGCTGGGAACGGCGCTCCCAGAGTTTATACTGGTCAAACATCTCCTGACGATCGACAATCAGTCGACGGACCCGAAATTCAAGTGTAAACTCGTCAGAATTCACATCCTTGCTGGCCTGACGGTTCAGGTCGAGCGTATCGATACGGGTCATAACCATGCGGCAGGTGTTGATGAACCTATCTTTGCGGAGTTTTACGTGTTCTGATTCATAGTTTCGCGGATATCTGTCAGCATCACGCTCCTGCTGCTCTGGAAATAGGACAAAGGCCCAGGCCTTGTCGGCCGCCAGTGAGTTTCCTCGAACGTGAAACCCAGCGTCGGTCTCGGCCTTTGTCAAATGTGATTCAATGTCAGCTACTGACCATGTGTTAATTTCGGTATTTTGATTTGCGGCCCGAATCTCTTCAGCATGTTCGGGTGTAATTGCGTGGGCCATTATTAGTATTGCGCCACAGTTTTTTAAGCAGGTGTCATTTTGTTGATACTCGCCAGAAGTTTTACCATGATCTTATTGTGCATCTCGAGCTGGGTCGCAATCTTCTGAAGACTCATAGCGATCGTATCGCCATCCTCTGTCGCCAGAAGACTGCCGAGGGCGTCAAAAATATCGACTCCCTCCTCGTACTCCTCCTCCATCTCTTCATCCTCTTCCACTGGGGTTGGGGGTCGGTTGCGAGACATTGTGCTATTTAGGAAGAAAATTCAAAATTTGCGAAAACGCAGGCTCTGTTTTTTTCTGACTAGATGTTAGAATGGCTGGAGGTCTTATGCAGCTCGTGGCCTATGGGGCACAGGACATATATCTTACAGGCCAACCAAAGATTACATTCTTTCAGGCAATCTATCAGCGCCATACCAATTTTGCTATGGAAAATATACAACAGACGGTGAACGGGTCTGCGGCGAACAATTCGAGAGTGTCCGTGACCATAGCCAGAAACGGAGACCTTGTCGGCGACATGTATGTTCGCCTGCAGCCTACTGTGAGCAACGTGACATCAAACAATACAGTGTTCGATACGAACTGGGTCGCCGAACGGGCTCTCACAGATATCGAACTGACCATCGGGGGGCAGCGCATAGACAAACACTACCAGGTATGGTGGCGCCTCTATTCTGAACTCTTTCTTTCTGAATCTAAGAAGTTAAATTATGGAAAAATGACAACGAGCCCTATAACCTATCTAGATAGTGTGAATCTTCCGAGCGTCTACCTTCCTCTGCTCTTCTTTTTTAACCGTCACCCCGGCCTCTATCTTCCGCTCATCGCTCTACAGTATCACGAGGTCCGGCTCGATTTTGATATTGCTCCAAATTTCAATAACTATTTCGGGACCAGTGGGGGTGCTGCCACGTTCGAAGTCTGGGCCAACTATGTCTATCTGGATACTGATGAGCGCCGGCGATTCGCCCAGAAGGGCCACGAGTATCTCATAGAGCAGGTCCAGCACACCGGGGGCGACTCGCTTTCGCCCCCGACCGCGGGAGCAGTTGCTACAGCCTCAAAAGTCTCGCAGATGATACGTCTCTCGCTTAATCACCCAGTCAAAGAACTCATCTGGTGCTACCAGCAGGCTGACATTATAGGAAATCCCAATGGTATGTGGAACTTTTCTTCGAATGTTTCGACTGTTAATATTACATGCACGTCTAATCCGGTAGAATTTGTGTCTGCTCGACCAAACGCCATAGGAGTTCCCACTATAGCTAATCATTTTAGCAGTCCTATACCGGCCGGTAATATCTTTTATGGATGGGTCGAGGAGGGCTCTTCGAATGTTACTTCAAGATGCGAGGTCGGACCTCTCTACGACTTCAAGCTGATCCTGAACGGGCAGGACAGATTCAAGGAGCAGTCCGGGAAATATTTCAATCAGTATCAGCCCTATCAGTATCATTCAGGGGCTCCTTATCCAGGAATTTACTGTTATTCGTTCGCACTCGAGCCCGAAAGCCACCAACCGAGCGGCACATGCAACTTTTCCAGAATAGACAACGCCCAGGTCCTCTTCAATTTAAAAGGAAATTATACAACTGCTGTGCAGAAGATTTTTGCAGTCAATTATAACATCTTGAGAATACAGTCAGGTATGGGAGGTCTGGCCTTTTCAAACTAGGGCGGCTATTCCGAGACCGAGCGCCATTAGTAGGTATATGAGCGCGAAATACTGCTGTCCGAACGTCCCCTCCTTTGTCGATCCTTGAACGAAGTCGGCGATGCTGAGACCACCGAGAAGCAGCACGAATAACATCGCAAATATAAAGAAGAGATGGGCCATTTATATAGTGAATGGATATTTTTTTGGACTCTGCCCGGGAGAGGGAACTCGCTCGAATTATGCATGCAGTCAAGTCGAAGATATATACGAGCGACCTGGGCCCGGTTGAAGACCTCGTCTTGCGATATGACGTCAATTTGAGCGACCTCAAGACGGTTCTCCTAGGTATAGGGAACCCCTTTGGCGAGTCTGAATCATTGGCTTCGATCTATGAATTCTTTAAAAATAAGCTGGAGGATAGGCCGGTGTGCTGTTCCCCGCGGAGACGCTCATGAACCAAAAATACACGAGAAAAACACCGGCCATCATGGTGCAAGTCGCACGTAGGGCCAAAGCGGGCGTCTGTCTCGTGTTGGTCTCGAAAAAGTCCTGGAGACCAAATAAGAGGACCATGAGGGCCACAACTAAAATTAACATATATGCGAGCATTTATTAATAGTATAGATAAAAGTTGCGCGTATTTTATACAATATGAACTTTGGATATATAGTCGAAAGTCTTTTATTTGACGCAGCGCCACCATTGATTCCCTGTCAGCTCGATCAAAAATGGACTGATTTTGAAACAGAATTGATAAAATTTAAAACTGAATTTTCACAGGCCCGAACAAAACTCGCACAGTTAACTCATATGCTCCAATCAAAGCGAGATGAAATACATATTATTAAGATGGTTCTAGATAATGTAAGTTCTGATGGCTTAAAAGAAAAGCTCTCTGGTATAATAGACAAGCACGAGTCAGAAGAGGGTATCTCGACCCTGACTCTACAATGTGGGGAGGCGGCCGGACAAGTTGAGGCTATGAAGAAGATTTTGATGGATACGAATTCTGAAAGGTACGCCCGTTTTACATGTTTTGTATGTATGGATCGACTTGTTGACTTATTCATCGAACCATGCGGACATGTTATATGCGACGGATGCTGGATGCGGACTCAGAACAAGGACTCGTGCCCGGGGTGCAGGACGGCGTGTATAGGTGCGAAGCGTATTTTCTCTATGACTTGACCTAAGTAAGTCGTAAAAATGCTTTGGGGGGAGGAGCGCTCCCGTAGCTTTGTAGGTGGAGCATCGAACTATTAGTTCCTAAATTCTAGGTTGATTTCAGTCCGGACCTTGCGAATGAGTGTGGCTGGGTGAGCATCGGTGGCATAGAGGACATCTCGTCGTGCCACTTTGTGTCCATCGATGTCTCGCCCAGTCACGCCATTTGCAGGGCCTACCGGGCGTCGACATATGTAAGGCTATGGTCTCCATGTGCTAAAGTTATCGCTTAGATGAGAATTAGTAGTTCGAAGGCGCAGGTTCAAGTCCTGCCGGGAGCACTCGACCTAGGCAAGTCGTTAAAAGGCTGAGTTGAGGGGGAGCCACCTCTTTAAAAACGGCGAATACCTTTCCGAGCTCTCATAGCTCAGATGGTTAGAGCGTCAGACTGTTAATCTGAATGTCGCAGGTTCAATCCCTGCTGGGAGCGTTTTTTGAAGCGTCTTGCTCCGTTTCAAAAAACGTGTAATGTCTCGCCTTGGCACAGAAAAAACAAGTGATCCAGACAAAAATGACGTCTATTCTTCGACATTTCATTGATGAGCGCTTTCAAATTCAGAAAATGTCCCAAAAGGCGTGGTTCGGTTCTATGTTCGAAGACATACTCTTTCTGGGACCAGATCATTCAGGAAAGGTTGGCGAGCATTTTATAGCAACTATATGTCAGCGAAATAAAATCGAACACGCCTATACTTGGGACGACAAAAATTCGACCGATGGTACGTATGATATTATTATACGTGGACGCAAGATCGAGGTCAAGACTGCACGACTTGGCGTTCAAAAATGTTTTCAGCATGAAAATCTCAGGGGAACAGGTTGTGAATATCATTTTTTTGTCGATGTTGCTCCGGACCATATATATTTGACTATACTTCCTACATTTGATATGACAATTCGTCACCCCATAATAGGTCGAAAGCCACATCTTCGCAAAGGGACTACTGATGTTTTCAAATTTGACTTTGGTGAAGTAAATTTGAAAAATCCAGATATTACTCTAAAGATTGGAGCAGAGACGAGCCTCGAGGTAATAGGGCAGTTTATTCAGTCAAAAATTGTCCCTCTATGAGAGAAGTTCTTAGATTCAGAGCCGAGTTGGTCGATAAAAAAGCTACATCGGCCCAGCATATGTCACGAGCCCGCCCAATCATATTTTTGTTATTAAATACAATTCCATATCCTTTTTCGTTCGGAAGTTCTTCGAATGTATTGTAGACTCGCATATTTTCGCGACCGAAACATGTCGATGGTAGATATATGTCGCACTGATCGAGCATAGCCTTGTTTCGAGTCGTCGCGATCGTCCCGCCGTCTGAGAGAGAATAGACCCGAAGTGCCTCGTTCGGTCCATGAATGGTATAGGCCGAGTTGGTCTTGTGCTTTGACCAAATCTGGAAGACGCCGTTTACCTTTACGCAAGTTTTGTCGGGTGTGTGAAATGAGGCGGATATATTTTCACTATGAACGAGGTTCAGGCCCCTGACGCGCTTTCTAGGTGAACCTTTTCCGTCGCTCTCGAAGAGTTGAGGAAGTATGAAACATACATAATCGGCAAAGGTAGCCGAATGGTTGATGAATTGCAGGGCCAAATGACCTCTAAGACCGAACGGAGGGTTCCCGAAGACTATATATTTTCCCGTATCGGGTTTCCAAAGTAGAAAGTCTTGTCGCAAAAGACCGTCGACCCTTGGCTCTATATCGAGGCCTATGGATCCAAGCGGCAAAAGTTTCATAAAACTTCCATCGCCGGCCGAAGGTTCTATAAATGTATATCCGGATGAATCTATCAAAGTATTGAAAACTTTCCAGCAGTGCTCGGCGACATTTTTTGGAGTGAAAAATTGGTCCTTGACCTTGCACGTAAACTCTCCATAATCTATTTGTCGTTCGAGAAGTTTCAAAAGGTCAAAAGTATACTGTTCTGGAACACTTTTCAACTCTTGCCACCTTTTCACGGTCCCGACACACAGGTTCAATTTATCGGCGATGAATCGCAGACTTTTCGTCTTTGTCAATTCTTCGAAAAGAGCCGCCATATGTATTATGCCTTCATACCCTTTATAAAGATATATTCATTGAACCAACAAATGGTTAAGGCGAAGATACCTAAGGCGATTCGCGAGCAGGTCTGGAGGACCTGGGTCGGAAGAAAATTCGAACACAAATGTCTTGTTTCGTGGTGTGAAAATATGATAACCGTGTTTGATTTTGAAACGGGTCATAATATACCCGAGAGTAAAGGAGGAACGTTGGCCATAGACAACCTCAGGCCCATCTGCGCGAAGTGCAATCGCTCCATGGGAGATGACTACACGATTGACGAGTTTTCAAGGATCAGTAAGAGATCGACGCACCTCTGGGAGTGCTTCAGATATTGTCCGTCAGAAAACGCATCTTCTCCTGGGTCTTTACCTGGAAAAACATAATTATAAAGACCATCAAGGGCAAGCTTCGGAGTTCGCCCAGGTTTGAGTGAATATATCCGGCCGTGCCCTCTAGAGGGAAGGGGATCTTCTTTATAAGTCCTCGAGCCATGTAGACTATCACGGCCACTATGGCAAACTGGACCGAGACTTCCAGAAACGTCAACCACTTTGGTCTGTCTTTTTTCAATTTTGGAGTAAAATTGTCAAGGATCCGTGAGACCAGGAAAGCAAATGCAAATGACAGTGCACCGACCCATGCAATTCCAAATAATCTTACGAGATGAATCATACTTACTTGTATTAAAGAAAAAAGACGTGATCTTATTGGGGCGTGAAAACGCCCTATACGTCCCCGTAGCTCAGTTGGTTAGAGCGTCAGTCTTATGAGCTGAAAGTCGCGAGTTCGAGCCTCGCCGGGGACATAACGGCCATGTAGCACAATTGGATAGTGCACTTGCCTTCTAAGCAAGAGGTTGTGGGTTCGAGCCCCACCATGGTCGCCAAAGCATCAGTGTCCGAGTTGGTCTAAGGAGCCAGACTTAAGATCTGGTGCTCTCATGAGCGCGTGGGTTCGAACCCCACCTGATGCAAAAATCGTATTATACTATATGGAATTCACATTGGATGATAAAGGTTCAGCCAATGTGACTTTCAATGTTGCGACCTGTAAGGATGTTACAGTAGATGATCTCAAGAGATTATCAGATGAGATACGTATCAAGGCATATGATGTCGTGATAACTTTTAATATGTCAGGTGTCGGTCCTAGGCTATTTGCCTCACTCTTGAAAATGGTCCAGGAAATGATTGAATATACAAAACACGACGGGCTTCTCAGACGGGTAGAAGTTCTCAAGGCTCATTTTATATTCAAATTACTCTTTCGAATAGTCCCCAAAGAAATACGTGATATGACTGTTTTTATAAAATAATAAATACTCAGGAATGGAGTGGTTGCGTTTCAATCCTGATTTTGATGCAAAAATACTCAACGTAACGATATTGATGGGTCCATTTATAGAATATCAGCCCACTAGAAAAGAGGATGTCGATGCATTTTGCCAGTCTCTTTATCCTATTCTCGACCAGATACAGGAATTATGCAAGAATCATGGCATGACCCAAGTATGTACTACTGACCTGTCCGGGATAAAAATCAAGAAACTCAAGCCGGTCATAATGATGAAGGTCATCTGGAATATTTACGAGCACACCAAGGATTGTATTTTACTTTCAAAATGTGAAATCGCTGGGGGAGGAACGTTGGCTGGCTCGCTTCTCGTGGCGGTCCGTGGGCTCCTTCCGCCCTTCATGCGTAACATGGTCCAACTAATTCCGGATCAAAATCAAGATTACAAAGGAGACGAGGAGAGCGATGATGATTCCGAATTTCTGGAATGCATAACGGATGAAGTAATTTAGGTCATATGTTCGGTCGAGGCCAATGTCTCCTTCGAAGGCTGACTTCATAAGGCCCACGAGCGGGGCGTCCTCCATAGAAACCTGTTTTGCGAGTGTTTCATAAGTGCATAAAATTTTTATAGGAAACCTATTGAGTTGGAAATCGACCGAGACCTTCATGAGACTCGGGTCGAACGGATAAATTTTACGAGCACACTCGAGACGTATCAGGTAGGCGTGAGTTCCGAGCGGCTGTCCTTCATAGAGGGACTCTGATACATTTTGTTTGAAAATTGGTATGAGTGGACCAAGGTGAATAATATCCCATGGAATACTTTTTGCCTCTTCCAGAATCTGCTGCAATTTTGTTTTAAAATTGGGAATAAGCCGGACGTCATCCTCCATGATCAGGGCGAGAGCGTGACCCTTTTCGACAATGTCCTTCCAGATCCGTGTGTGACTCATAGAACATCCGTATTCTGATGGTGTGACGTAGATTCCTGAAGGGGTTCCGACTCGCCCGTCGGTTGCCCGGAAGAATTCAACGGCAAGTCCTTCTCTGTCGAACTCTGCTCGGACATCTCGTCGTCGGTCTTTTCGCTTTTCAAGATTGACGCAATAGGCGTGCATTTATATTCATCTTCATTTTTAGAGTAAAATTCGAACGCATCGAGTATATTCCAGGTGATGATACCGAGCAAGACCGACCTGATATGCTCTGGTCCAAACCGGATGACACATACAGGGACCACGATCCATATGATTCTCTGAAAATTTCTCAGAAATTGGAAAACAATGTAGGTCAAAAACAAAACGAACAGCTCGAGCTTCATTTACAAGACCAACTTAAAAAAATAGGGCCTAAAAAACACAATGAGCGATCTCCTCGTTTTTTATCCGAGGGGCTCCAAACTCGTCATAGAGTTTCTGGGGGCTCGATATATAGAGCGTCAGCCAAAAACTCCAGAAGATGCGACCCTATTTATGAATGAAGTTCGGCCGATCATTCAACAGCTTGACGACTATGTAGTCAAAAATGGACTCAGTGAGATCATAGAGCTCAATTTAAAGGACGTGCCCCTTTCAAAATTGAACGCCGAGACGGCCATCCATCTTATACACCTAATGTCTGAAATTAGACCCGAAAAGGGACTGCTTGAAAAAATATGTATAACACATTCTAACCCTATTTTCAATATGATTTATAGAGGCGCCAAAGGTCGACTTCCGGCACGAGTCAGAGATATCGTGGAGATTGTAGCCGATACAAAATTCTTTTGATATATAAATGGCCGGTGGAGGTCTGTTGCAACTTGTAGCATATGGAGCCCAGGATCTTCACCTCACGGGCGAGCCTAAAGTCACCTTCTTCCAGGCGGTCTACAAACGCCACACGAGTTTTACAATGGAGGCCACAAAACATGATTCTCAATTTTCATTCTCAAATGGTCTTGTATCGAGCATAAAAATCGATCGCCGGGGGGATCTGCTCGGAGACATATGGCTCGAGCTGCCTTCCCAAAATCAGACGATACTTACCTCTCCCCAGCAGTTGTGCTGGGTAGCAGAGAATGCGTTAAAAAAGGTTGAACTCGTCATTGGAGGTCAAGTCATAGACACGCACTATAAAGTATGGTGGCGGTTATGGTCTGAATGTTTTTTGAACTATACCAAAAAGATTAACTGGGGTAAAATGACAAGCTATCCCGGAAATCAACCAGCAGATTATGGATTCGTCTATTTACCTCTACTGTTCTTTTTTTGCAGAAATGAAGGTTTATTCCTACCCCTAATAGCTTTACAAAATCATGAAATTTATATAAATTTCCATGTCGCTGATAATTATTCTACATATTTCACCGGACCTCCAAATATATGGATAAATTACGTGTTTCTCGATACTCATGAGAGGGCTCTCTTCGGTTCAAATAGTCATGAATACCTGATAGAACAGGTTCAGTATGCCGGAAGCTACAGCATGACTTCGAAATCAGAAACCAAAATTCCTCTGGCATTTAACCATCCAGTGAAGGAGCTCATATGGTGTTATACAGATCCGGCAAACTCTACACTTTGGGACTTTTCTACTGACGGATATTCATCAATTGCAACACTTACATTAAAAAATGTCATAGAGCCAACACTTCCTCATTTTTGCGGGTCTCCTTTAGTAACTGACAAAATACCTACTGAAGAAGCCAAAGGACCGCTTTTAACAGCGAAAATTCTTTTCAATAATCAAGATCGTTTTCAATCCCAGACTGGAAAATATTTCAATCAATATCAGCCTTTTAAATATCATTCCGGGACACCATATGTTGGGATATACACATACTCTTTTGCACTCGACCCAGAAGCCCATCAGCCGAGTGGAACGTGTAATTTTTCGCGCATAGTCGACCAGACCCTGGTCGTTCAGTTGAAATCCACGATGTATCTCCCTACAAATCAACAACTTTTTGCCGTAAACTATAATGTTCTCCGTATAAAGAGCGGTATGGCCGGGCTTGCATTTGCAAACTAATTTTATTTTCATATATAAATGGCTGGAGGACTCGCCCAGATAGTAGCGTATGGAGCCCAGGATGTGTATCTCACGGGCCAGCCCAAGGTTACCTTTTTCCAGGCAGTCTACAAGCGTCATACAAACTTCGCCATGGAGGCCATAAAGCAGAACATAAACGGAACATTTACGAATAGTTCAAAAATTTCAGCGGTCGTCGGGCGTTTCGGGGATTTGCTCGGAGATACGTGGATAGAGCTTCCAGTGACGACGAGTGGAACTCTTGGGCCGACCTCGACCAACGATGGCACGACGAGAGATACATGCTGGATAGCTGAAAGAGCATTTACCCAAATTGATTTTGTTATCGGAGGAAACCTGATTGACAGACATTACCAGAGCTGGTGGAGACTATGGTCTGAATGCTTTCTCGATGAGTCTCGCAAGTCTGGATACGGAAAGATGACGTCTTTTCCAGCAACGACACTCACTGGAACAGTTATTTTACCTCTCCTCTTTTTTTTCTGCAAAAATCCAGGACTCTTTTTGCCACTGGTCGCGCTCCAAAACCACGAGGTCCGTTTAGATCTTTATTTAACTCCTGATTTCACAAACTATTTTACAGGAACCGTAAACATGTGGTCTAATTATGTATATATAGATGTCGAAGAGCGCAGACGCCTGGCTCAGGGCACGCACGAATACCTGATCGAGCAGGTCCAGCAATCTATAATAATACCGTCCACAACTCCAACTCGGGTATATTTTAATCATCCGGTGAAGGAACTCATCTGGTGCTATCAACAGCCCGGAACCGCTCTATATAACATGTGGAACTTTTGCGCCCCTAATGGTTCTGGAATTTTCCCTATAATAAGTTGTCTGCCAACAAATGGTATGATACCAGGATTGGCTGGGCGACCATTTATCGCTGCAGGATCAAGTATTTCCCCGACATGGTCTGAGGACGGATCATCTATAAGCGCTGTTGGCGCAGCAAATGTGGCAGTTCAGGCCCCGCTCTCTAATTTCAACATACTATTCAACAACCAGCCAAGGTTCGAACTACAGTCTGGGAAATATTTCAATCAATATCAGCCCTTCCGGTACCATTCAGGAACGCCATACCCAGGAATTTACGTCTACTCTTTCGCCCTCAAGCCTGAAGAGCACCAGCCGAGCGGAACGTGCAACTTTTCCAGAATCGAAAAGGTCGAGGTTGTATCGACACTTAAATCGACTGCAGGCACGCCCAACCAGATTATATATGCAGTAAACTACAACATCCTACAGGTTCAGAGCGGTATGGCCGCACTTGCTTTTTCTAATTAATAGTATGACGTGGACTCAAGACGAAGAAAAGTTTCTCGAAAATCTTGAAAAACAATGTGGTGTATACTACAAACACTTTAACAAGGAATACATATATTACAATAAATTATCATCAAAATTTAATATTCCTATACTCATCGTATCGGCCGTAAATTCTCTAATAGCTATTGTTCTGGTCCCATTCGTTCCTCAAAAATACGTAAGTATAATGAACGCCGTCCTTTCGGCTGGAACAGGGGTCGTAGGTTCCGTGCAACTCTATCTAAAAGTGAATGAAAAGATGTCGAACGCACTTCGATCATCGATCCTTATGAAACGCCTCTCTCTCAAGATATCTAAGGAACTTAGTATATTTCCTGAGAACCGACTTTCAGACGGTCAAGGATTTTTGTCTGATTCATTTACAGAATTCAACGCGGCTATAGAACAAGCAAATCCAATCCAAAAAGAACTCAAAAATCACTTAGACCAAACTGGGACCAAAAGGCTTTGGGGTCTTCTTGATAGAGTAAATATTGACGTTCATTCTCGGGATCCTGAGCCGTCACCTCCAATCCAGGTGGAAGCTGTTCGACAAGCAC